GCATGGGTAGGAGAGACCTTTCGGTCTCTGGGTCCTGGATTAACTAGTCAAGTTAATCCAGGCAGCGGCAGCGAGCCGCTGTGGGCCAACGACAGATCTCTCTGTCGCGACCGGTGGCAACCAGTCCCAGTTCGGGCTGATTGCCTCCTTTGAACGATACCTACAGGGTCCAAGCCTGGATCCTATGGTATCGTTTCGAACGTCTCCACGCAGACCTGCTATGAGAAGCCCCTCACCGTTGTAAATTCGGTGTTTGGCTCCTTTAGGCAGTTTGAGGGCCCCATCCTGGATGCGGATCTTCTGCGCTTTGCTTTCCCACCGTCGGTATAAAACCGATTGTGTGTCAGCATCGCGCTTAAGACCTTCAACCATATGGAAGGGAACCTTGATACCTGCGTCGTCGTTTTCGTAAAGAGGTACGGGTAAATAACGTACCGATTTTACGAGACGTTGGACCGTCTTACACAGTGGTATACCGTGCAATGCGGACCATTCGTTTAGACGATTTATGGCGACGTAACGTGATGCTTGTGTCCTTAGCGACTTAATATAGACGCCGCGGACAGGGTAACCTCGAAAGAAGTCACCCCCACAAGACTCACGAAATGGTCCTTTATCAAAGGACTTCTCAGCATTGAGTGTGAACCCTAGGAGTTCGAGCAACATCGCCGTGTGGCGATAATGCTCCTCTTCGACGATTATATCGTCGCCGAAGACTCCAAAGTTCGGCATATACTTTGATTGGGTATATGCACCACTCTTCGGGTCCCGCTCGCTGCGGAACCCATAGCCTTTCATGAGGGTTTTATCCTTCATGGCGTAGGCAGCTGAGACGATGCAACTAAATATGATGGTCTCTAAGGGGAAAGTATAAGCATTCCCCATCGAACTTATCATATGAAGATCCATCCATTTGCCATTTGGCAGTTGGACCTCGGGGGATCTGAAGAGCTCTAACCAACTGACTACGTCAGCTGGAAAGGTTTCTCTGATCATACCGAGTGACACGGTGTCGGACGCATTGGAAAGGTCGATTGTAACAAACCTTTCCGTCATACTTCCGATCCGCGCCAGGTCACGATTGCACTCCTGTTGATTGGACAGGTCAATACCGAAGTATTGGCGTAGTCTTTTCTCTAGGATGCCCTTTACCCCTTGCTGAAAGAACATATTAAGCAAGGGTTCAGTGCATATGCAGCGTGATGCGTCGACATTCTTTGGTACAAAGGAAAGCCGGTTACCTCTCAACACGGAGAATTCACCAAATTGGTCAGCACGCTGAGTTTCAGCCGAAGACCAATAGGGGATATTCGTGATGTGTTGTGCATATATTGCATACAGAGCCTTCGAAGTCCCCGTTAGCTTAGAACTGAACATCTTCGTATAGAAGTCTGTTCCGTTCGCGCCTAACGAGGCTCCTGGTCCGGTGGTAGCATGATTTAATATGCTAGTCATCGAACCCAGGATGTGACCATTTGGCCCCCGGTTGAAAAACCTGTACACTTCTTGCTTGAACAAGCCAAGAAGTAGGTCTTCCTCCAGGGAACGGTCACTTCGAACTTTCCAATCACGGCATTGTACATTACTAGCCGTGAACTTGTCTTGAGCTACTGCGTCTGCAGCCGAGAGATGCCCATCCTGGAATTTCTTCAGGAAGGCATTCATCAGCGCACCCGCAGCGTACTCTTTGACGGAAAGCTCCTCGACCGTGATCAACCGACCGTTAAGTTCGGTTGGCACGCCGGCCACAACCATGGCGAGAACATCGGGTTCAATCCCGAGTCCTCCCTTGGCTAGTGACCAATCGAGGATGTCACTGTAGAGATCATTGAAAAGAGCAGTGTGACGTATAGTGGACATCAACAAAACCTCCAATTATTGGTTAATAACAAATGTTACTCTGGATTATCAGCATGAGCCTCGGCCTTAGGAGAAGATTTCTCTTCTTCTTCAGCCACGGTGTCTGCTTCAATATCCGCCTTTAGGTGGAACTGTTGCAAACAACCTGAAAGCTCAGGCAAGAATCCGATCAGACACAGTGCGAGATAACGGTTAGTCCTGTTCATCACAGGATGCCGTCAATCAGCACGTCTCCGATCCCTGAAGAGTCAGCCCAAAGGGCGCCTCCCAGGAGAGACAACATCGCACGAACGCTTGACGCATCGTTCTCGTCAGCGCCCGCAGGTACTGATATTCTCAGTTCTGCGATTGCTGTCTTGACCGGTTGGTCAGTACTCGGAACGACTCCTTTACGGACTCGAACTTTGTACACGTTCATCGGAATGTTATTAATCACGCCAGTGACCGGATTGGGCGTACCTATCATCTTAAATGATGCAGGACGTTCCATGGTCAGCGTGAAAGGTTTAGACACCGAGTGCGCATCGACGCCAGTTTGCGTTCCGCCTAAGGCGGTAACGGCATACTGTTCGCTATGCGAGTTCGGCGGCGTATCACTAGTAATAGTGTACGTCGGGGTTGTTAACCCTGTCTGTGGTGCCCCTGTCACGGGACTTGAAGGTGCAAAAGACATAAGGATTATCCTTAGAGTTTTTGCTACGTAGGGTATATTTTAAAG